TATTAAATCACCATTTGCATTTCTTGTTGAATCACCATCTATATCATTTATACCTACTTCCATTTTACTAGGTGTAGCTTGTGCAACACCACCGATTGTTAATAGTGCCATGCTTGTCCCTCCTTTCTATAAAAGAAAGAGGTGAGCATCTATCACTACACCTCTATCTATATAATTACCATTTTCTAAATGTTTAATGCCAATTTTCCCTCTTGTTTCGTAATTTTATTTATACTACTAATTGTTGCTCTTCCAAGTTCCGTTGAACCTATTTTCATTACAACATCTTGTTTGTTATCATCAGATTTCATAGCGGAAGATATTGCGGTGTAAACTGACTCATATACTGCATCTGTGAAATCAGTATTGTCACTAGCGGTCATAGTTTGTGTTGCAGTATAATTTCCTTGAATTTCAGCAACACCTATTGTAGATTGAGTCATCATGTCATTTGCGGTTAAGTCAGAATAATCTGGAGATAATTTTATTCCAGTAAATGCCCCTTGGATTCCATTAGCTATTCCATCCGCACTTCCTATTATATCATTGGTAGTTTCATCCAAACCTACCATTATCCCCATTCCAAGATAATGACCAACTTCATCTCGCATAACTGTAGATGGTGAGCGAATACCTAATGCTCTTTTGAATCCACGAATAAAACTGTTACTCCACCCTTTAATCTTATAATACCATCCTGCGAGACCATTTATAATACCATCTAAAAGGTAAGTTCCAATTTTATATATTGTATACCACACATCCCTCATGGCTTGATATATTTTATTTGGAAGTCCTTTAAACCAAGCAACCGCACCATTTATGGCACTTGGGAGATATCTATTAAACCAATATTTTACATTATCCACCCATGTCTTTATTTTAGATTTAACACCATTCAATGCATTATATACATAATCTTTAACTCTACCAAACCAAGAACTTATATTGTCATATAGCCTTGGTATAAATCCTCCAAGCCAACTTATAATATTACTTATCCATTTATATAATTTATGATACACACCATTCAATGCAGTGTACACATAATCAACAGCATGACTAAACCAAGAACTTATATTGGTATATAACCTTGGTATAAATCCTCCAAGCCAAGTTATAATGTTTGTAACCCATTTATATAAATCGTGCTTAACACTATTTATAGCTTCAAGTATTCTACCACCTACAGTTGCAAACCATTCTCTTATCCTATTCATTAGTCTAGGTAAAAATGAGTTCATCCATTCGACCATATTACTTATCCATTTGTATAGATTATGCTCAACTGTATTGATAGCATTAAAAATCTTATCTGGTAACTCAGCAAAGAAACTTTTTATTTTAGCTATTATTTCTGGTACTTTTTCTGTTATATAATCATATACATCTATAGCCCATTTTACAATAGTACCTAATGCGAATCCAAGACCATATGCTATTTTATCTGGAAGTTCGCCAAACCAATTCTTGATGTTTTTTATTATTTCTGGAATAGCAATTGCCATTTTATCCTTGGTTTCCTTTGCCCAATTAACAACGCTATCTAGTGATTTACCCATTGAGGATTTTATATCTTTATATACATCACCAAACCACTTACCAGTATCCTTTGCCCAATCTCCAATATTGTCTCCTGCATCTGACATAGTATCTTTAATATTATCACCCATATCACCGAACCAATCTCCGACATCTCCAACTAAGTTTGGTATTGTATCTGTTGCAAATGAAACTATACTTTTCCATCCATCGGTGAAGAAATTTTTAACATCTTGTATTCCATCGGAAACTGCTTTACTAATATCTTTAAATGTGTCTGAGAAATACTTTTTAAATTTACCCCAAACTTTCACAGTATAAGCTTTTATTTCATCCCAATATTTATAAATATAGAGTCCCATAATTCCTAGAGCAAGTCCTATTCCAACTACAACTGCAACCATAGTGGAAACGGGCAGTAATAATACACCAACAACTATTAATATTGCTTCACCAACTATCTTAGCAAAGTTTTTAAATGAGAATGTTGTTTCGGCAAGTATATCTTTTATAGTTCCAAATGCAAGATATATTCCACCTAGTATTAGTAAAATTGCTCCTGCCAATATCAATTGTGGAGACATTAATTTCAAAGCACCAAATAACCCTTGTGAGTTAATCAATTGCATTGTTCGTTTTAATCCCAATGCTAACTCACTACCTCGTTTAAGAGCAACTATAAATCCTGCTATCTCCCAAGCTAAAAATGCAAGTCCTAGCCATTTCGCAATTTCCCATGCAGTTTTTAAATAAGGAATCATTTTGTTTTTTAATTCATCTATCACTGGTTTTATATTATCCATCAAGTTATCATATGATGGCATTTTCATTCCACCTAATATACTTCCACCACCACCACTACCACCACTACCACCACCACTGCCACTATCTGGAGTGTCTGGGGTAGCTGATGGTAATATATTTAACTCATCAAATCCCATAGTAGCTTTCTTCATTTCTTTAAGAGCCTTTGTTGTACCATCAACTTTCTTACCAGTATCAACTGCATTATCACCAAGACCACCCATAGAATTAGTAACACCATTCTTAACTTCTGGTGGCTCGTATCCAAAGAAAATTGCTACCCTATCAGCAAGTTCAATTAAAATAGAAACCAATGCATTTAGATATGGTAATACCTTTTCCAACATCGGAATGAACATACTACCTATTGACCTAGATAGAGTCTGGAATCTCTCTCCAAGTATTCTTAATTGATTTGCAGGAGTCATTATAGTCTTGGCAAAGTCACCTTGAGCCAACCCAGACATACGAATCATAGTAGCATACCTAAGTGCCATTTTCTCACCTTGACTCATGTTCCGCACTGACTTATTAATACCTTGTGCCATAGCTTCCGCCTTAATTCCTGCTTCTGTTACATCAATACCATACTTATAAACTGTCTCAGATTGTCCAACTAAACCAGACCTCAAATCCTTCATTACTTGGTCAATTGGAACATTTGTTAGTGATGATAAATCTATGGCTAATTTTGTAGTATTTACAGAAAGAGTTTGTGCTTGGTCTCCTGCCATACCCATAGACCTAGCTAATAGACCATACGTACCAACTGTATTTCTAAGGTTAGTAGAATCTAATCCATACATTTCCGACATCTTTTGGATAACCAAATCCGTAGACTCAGCCATCTCACCCATAGCAACATTAAATAGATTCACTGTTTCAATCATATCTAGTGAAGATTTTATAGCTGAACTTATCGCAGTTCCTAGTGCATACATCTTAGCTACACTTACCGCAGTTTTCAATCCTCGCATAGCCTTACCCATACCATTTAAGTCAGAACTTGCACCTCGTAGTGAACTTCTCAATCCTCTTGCATTGGCTCGTATATTTATTAATAAATCCTCATTCACTATTTAACCTCCTTTCCAAACTTAGCATTTATTTTACCCATTTGTTCCATAACCTTTGATTTAATTTCATCGGCTGACATACCAATTTTCTTAGGTTTATCTTTTGACATCATAGGTTTAGGTGGATATTTAGAACCTTTACTCATTACACTACCAATAGCCATTCTAATATACATTCCATGTTGCCATGCCACTCCATCATCATAAGTCTGTTTTAAAGCAAAAGCCTTAACGAAAGGTGATAATGATTTCGGATTTAATGTCCAAAATAATTCATAATCAACACCAATCATTAAGGCATTTGGCAATACTACATCATTTATATTATCTATGAAGGAAGTTTTCATATTAGATTGTTCATTCACATCTCCAAAAGCGGTAGGTGATTCTACTTCGTTTTCTTTTGAAGTGACTTGAAAAAATGTGACTCTTGAAGTAATGTCATTAATGTCTCAAGTAAATCTGTTATGGATTCTTCTTCATCCATATATTTCTCAATGAAAGCTTGTACATCTCCAAGTGAGAACTTTTGTTTAACACTAGAGTTAACTGCACCCATTAAAAGTATCTGTAACATCGGTACAATCTTAAATGGTTTATTTTCCATTTCCTCAATACCTTTTAAATCAAACTCTCCCATATAATTAAATGAGTTGAATGTGTACTTCAATTCTACGTCTTTACCTTTTATTTTAATATTCAATCCGACCATCTCCTACAATTTTATTTTAGTGAGGTATTTTCAAGTACCTCACCATAAACATAATAACCATTTTTAGATTAATTTAGTATATATATTCCTCAGACTATATAAACGTAATTGGACTTGATGCTGAAAGAACTACTGTCATTTTTCTAACCTCGTCAACACCACCGCCATTAGCGTAAATCTTAACTTGACCAGACCACTTAAATGCTCCATCTCCTGTTCCAAATCCTAACTGGAAGAAGTACGTTCCTGTCATTGCACTTATAGTTGCATAAGCAATGTCATCGTAATTACATTCAAATGTTAAGTCTGGGGCATCTTGTAGTCCAAGTATTGATGTTTTGAACACACTAGCTGATAAATCAGTTGTATCCAACTTACTAGGAGCAGAACCCATGTCTGGATAGCTTATAATGTCTACCAGTTTGGCATACGTTCCCCCATCTGTTGCTGAAAACTTTAGAGTAGTTATTGCAGTTGATATTGCCATATTTTATTCCCCCTTATTCTATACGAATGTTATTGGTGTGGATGCGGATAATATAACTGTCATTTTTCTTACTTCATCTACACCGCCACCATTAGCGTAAATCTTAACTTGACCTTCCCAAGTAAAACTACCATCAGTAGTTCCAAATACTAACTCGAAGAAATAATTTGATGCAGTTAGCAATTGTATTTCGTTGAATTTAACTTCATCATAATTGCACTCAAAAGTTAAATCTGGAGCATCTTGTAATCCTAATATGCTTGTTTTGAATATTGATGCTGATAAGTCAGTTGTATCAAGCTTACTTGGTGCTGAGCCCATATCTGGATAACTGATTATATCTACTAATTTTCCGTATTCTCCAATGTCAGTTAACTTGTAATTTAAGCTAGTTACTGCGGTTGAAATTGCCATTTAATTACCTCCTATAAACTTTTTTATTTTCGTCTACTGTGAAATCATATCTTAATGTGTATCTTTCTACACTAGTGTCCAAGTAATTTGGAGTGGGATTTGCAAAACTTCTATTCATTCTATATCCACTAGACATTACATCATCCACTAATTTTCTTATAGTTTTGATTTCTGTCAATTTAGCGTGACTACTGGAGAATATATTTACCTCAAAGGATATATCATTGTACTTTTCACCACCACTATCTACTGTTGACTCATTGGATGTGTTAGTTAATTCTGAAAATACTACACAAGGAAATGTCGGCTCTGTATCTGGGTAAGCGGTGAAGGTTGTTATTCCAACTAAACTTGCTTTTAGATTTGTGTAGACTTCATTTCCAATATCTATTATCATTATTTAATCCCCTTCACCTTTTTTATTTCGGCTCTCATATTCTTTCTTATTATCTGAGTAGCACTTCGCCTACCCCATAACCATGTGTTATACATGAAAGGTTTACTCTTTTGTCCTTTTGTCCAAGCATACCATTGTCCATCATGCATTTTCTTAGTTGGATTTGGGTCTGATTCATTTGTAGGATACATCCAACCTTGTTCTCCATGGGAATTTACATCGTACACCCAACCCTTGGGACTCGGATGACTATTGTTAGCACCTACAATACCAGTACCATATTCAACGTATAATGCAAACTTACTTCCAACGGATAGTGATATTCCATTTCCTGCTACTTTTACTCTAATATCATTTACTATTGAAGTGTCCAACAAACCATATAAGATTAAATTATCTATAAGCTTATCCTCTAATCTATCAGCTAATTCCTTTTCGCCCTTTTCAATACCTCTAATAACTGCATCTATATACCTCTCATAATGGTATATTCCATCTTGAATCCTATTAATATCCAAATCTAGTACGAAAGGTCTGTTTGTTCCAGAACCAACATTTGGTGTATATCCCATTACGTTCTATTCCTTAATCCATAATTATAACTATTAATACTATGCTTTATATGTGTTACTTCATAGTCATAGGTTGTCCCAAAATTACTAGTAGGCTCATTTAAAAATAATAATGACCTTTTATCCAATACAATATCAGTGCTAAGAGCAAGTAAATCAAGTGATATATCATTTCCAAATATTTGCTGAACAATTCTTCCATTAGATGGATATATATTAATTGCAATTTCTATTGGTGTAGAATATCCTACAGTTGTCTCTCCAGTATCGAAACCTTCACTATCCAAAAGTGGAACATAGGTTGTAGGAGAAANTAACCATAGATTCTGCATATTACGTTCTAAACTTCTCATATAATCACTTCCTCAACGATGACTCGTACTNCAGAGAAAGGTGTTCTTGCAATTTGTCGTATTTGATTAATTAACCTTGGAGAAATGTCAGCAGATTCATACATTCTACTAATCCCATTTTCACTATGAGATATTTGACCTTCCGCTCCTCGTTTACTAATTACATCCATTGCAATCTTTACTTGGATAGTCAAATACTGTTTTTCAACAATATCACTATTCCTCATTTCACAAATAATTAACCCTGCATCATCCAAATAAAATTGGAGTAGTGCATCACTCAGATTTGTGTTTCCTAGGACTTCTTTTAGGTTTGCTAACTGGCTCATCCTTCTTCACCTCACCTATTGGGAATACATATGGTATTCTGTGTAATTGAAATTTACATCGCACTTCATAACTAGTTAGACTCATAAAGTCATCAGCTAAGATTGTCTGTGAACCTTCTACTGATACAACTTTGTCGGAGTCAATGTTAACTCCGACTAATTGTTCACCTTCTTGAAGATACAATTTACCATTTTGATAAATATACATTCAAGCATCTCCTTTTTTACTAACCGTTTGTTACTACCTTAGCCATTAATATACCTTTTACTGGCATTTTAATTTCCCATGAAGCACTTGCAAATAATCCTACATCTGGAATACCTACGTCAGTTGTTACATCACCTTTGTAAGAGAAGCCATAAGGGGAAATACATTCTCTCATTCTAGTGTATATCATATCTACCCCACCATTCTTGTTAGGGTCTCTATCCATTTCAGAAGGAATATCTACTGGTGCAGAAGCATATCTGATTGCTCCAAGTCCAAGTATATAAGTTACATAATCTGTCTCAGCAGAAGCAGTAGCATTTACACTAGTTGGTACTAGGTCATTTATGATTACTGTTTTACCATTGATTGTTCCAATTGGAAGGTTTCTTGTTATTCCACTAGCATCTGTATATTTACTAAATTCTAGTAATTGAAGATTCGCTAATCTGTTTGCCACTATTGAGTGCATAAGAGTAAGTGAGAAGTCTTGAGAGTTATCTCCACAAGCTTTTACACAAGCATCTTCTATAGTTGTGATTCCAATTTTGTTAGTATCATCAGCAGAAGTTGTAGCAGTTACCATTGAAGTAATATGCTTAGACCATTCTGCATTTCCAGTAATACCAAAGATTGCTCCAAGTATTCCTAGTAATCTAGTTTGTCTAGCCTTTATCCAAAACTTAGCAACTCCAGTTACAATTTGAGCCATAGGGTCTGCCCCACTGTTGAAATCTTTTATGAATGATTTAGCTGACCATTTAGCCATTCTGCCATAAACCACACCACTGTAACTTCCACCGCTTAATTCTCCACCAGTGAAATCAGTAGCACCATTGTATACGTCCTCTGTTCCTTCTAGTAAGTTGTAGAATGGTACTGTGAAAAAGTTTGAACCATTAGAAATCATTTGTGATATTTCTGAGTCATTTACTACCGCACCACTTTCAAGCATTGATGTTAATACTAAGTCTGGTGTATTTTTCCAATCGTAGTTGAATATTTCTGAATCAAAGGGAAAGCTTAAATTTGTTCCTGCCATAATATTTTGTCTCCTTTATCGTTTTATTTTTATTTCATAAACTCTTTATAAATCTCTGGACTAGTTTGCTTTAATTTTAATTTAGCACTATATGGCAAAGCTTTAAAAGACTCTTTAGTTATTGCATCGGCATTACCTTGTCCACCATTTGGCTTTGGCACTGTGCTATATTCACTTCTTATTCTCGTTTCAATTTCAGTTTTGTTCTCCGAGAACATATCTATGAAATTTTGAACTTGAGATTTAGTGATATCTGTATCATCTGACACAAGCATATTTATTACCTTATCATATTGTGATTTTGGGATTTGTGCTTCTGTAAGCATATCTCTTGCTTCAAGATTATTTGCCCTCTTCATCATTGCTACTTCTCTTGCGGTTAAATCCCCAAGTTTAGTTTCAAAGTCCTTCTTGGCAAGTTGGTCAGCAGTTAAATTTGCTTTATCAGAATACTCTTTTTCCCACTTTTGTTTTTGGGTTTCCAAACCTTTTTGGATACCACTCTCGACTCTTCTGTCCGATTCGGATGTAACTCTTTTCACCACATCTTCCTCTGAGAATAATCCTAATTTAGCTTCTGCCACTTTATCAGCTATCATTTTATCTATCTGTTCTTGTGTAAATTCTGCCATTAATAATTCCTCCTCAATACCATGTCATACAATTGCTTGTCCAACACATTATTATTCATATACATTATAACTAATTCTTTCCAATATTATTCGCAAGGGAGGAAGTTTTCTTCCAACCTTACAAATTTGTTATTATTTTGGTGTTTCAACTACAGTAGTTTCATCATTTGGAGGTATTACCTCAGTTTTACTAGGCTCTGGTATTGGCTCATTTCCTGCAAACCTCTCACCCCAAAATGATTCTCCTCTTGATATGAACTCATTTACATCAGAAACTAAATCTACAATAGTCAAGCAATCAGCAGGAGATATTGTTTTAGTAGCTAATAGATTCATATAACTTTGAGTTTTAATCATAAGGTTATTGTTTTTATTTCTTGTAAACTTAATATCAACATCCAATAATGATAGATTAATACCCATTTTATTATTCATTATCTTAAGGATAATTCTAAGTGCTTGTTTCTCAGACTTCTTGAACACCAATTCTTTATTCCTAGCAACAACTTCCAAATCTGCCCATCCATCTCTTAGTTCAACTGCTTGTCCAGTATCACCGCCACCACCAGAACGAGAATTTCTATCTGGGATTCCAACTAATGCATAAAGCATACCTTTTAATTCCTCAGAGAACATATTCATTCCTGCTTGGTCTAGTGTATTGGAGATGGATTCAACGGAACTTGGATTTCCAGTATTGTTCTTAAGAAGTACAACTCCACGCTCTCGCATCTCATCATAACCATCAGTATCAATGTCAGCATTAATAAATACTAGCAGTGATTGGATAACTTGGTCGATATCATCTAATCTACCACTATGAAGACCATTAATTGCATCCATAAGACCTATACATAGTTCCCAATCTCCGAGTCTCCACATATTGTTCGGATATTCGATAATAGGTACACCACCAACATCATATGGAGTGAAAGTGTTATCATCCCCACTGTTAACAACCAGTCCATCATTATCAGTAATTATAATATGGAGTCCAAACTCAGTATACACATAAACCTTAGTTCCAATAACTACATTTTCCTCATCCAATACTGAATAATATGTGATTCCTGCAACTGGTTTTTCAGATATACTATTCTCATACACAACGTAAGTTGTAGCAGGATTCAAGCTTCTCTCCTCAAATGGAATTTCATCCGCAAACACTCCATCTGTATAAATTATTCGATAGCCTGTCCCACAAATACTTTGGAACTCACCTATCTCTTTATCAGTGGATGCTTTGTCCTCATAAGCAACATATCTGTTGAGCAAGTCAATAGATTCCTTTGCTTCTGTGCCACTTTGAATATACTGTATCGGAGTACCTAAGAAGTATCCAATAACATTCCTAGTTATCATCTGTGCATGGTTTATTACTAATACGTTGTTAATTTCATCACGAACAACCTTCTCTTTATACAGAATAGGCTGATTACCATTTTTATACTCTACCAAATAATCTATATCAGCTTTATTTAGTAAATGGATAGTTTTAGTTGTCTCAATCATTTTTAATAGATTTGTTCGGTCTCGTAAATCTTCCGAACTCAGTTCAGTTACTATTTTTCGTCTTCCTTTTAATATCATATTCCCAATTTCCTCCTATCTAAGAATTTTACTGCATTTCCGTTTAACTGTTGTATCATTTGAGCTAACATTGCAACACTATCGGGACTATCATCGTGCTTGTTCTTACCCTTTTGTGTCCAAGAAAATAATGCTTTCATAAACTTAGCATAATCACTATTAGGTGAATAAGTGCTTGGGTCTTTGAATATAAATGTCTTGATGACATAATCCGAGTATGTGATAATCTTTATCACCTTATT